GTACTACCATAAAGTTTAAAATTATTTAAAGCATAGTCTGCATTAGCTGGATCCCAATTACCCAAAACTAATTGAGTATCAAATGTAAAGGTAAAAGTATCTTGATTTGTAGAAATAAAACCCTGCGCCCCTGCGTAATATTGTTGATTAGTTTCGGTGATTAATCCACCATCTGGAATTGCCATATTTTATTAACTTTTTTCATTAGCGTCTTCAGTTGCTACAGCTTGAGAAGCCATTTGTACTATAGACGGATCTTGTATTATAACACCAGCATAAGCTAGTATTCTTAGTATTATTTCTGTTTGTTCTGATATATCTAATTCAAAATTGGTAGAACCATAAGTACTTCCAGAATTGAAATCTGCCGCAGTTAAAGTTATAACTGGGCCCGTACTACCACCGCCCAATTGATTTGGATTTATAGTAATAGTATCTCCTACAGCAAAACCTGTACCGGGAGTAGTAACAGTTATAGTAACTACAGTGGGAGCGGTGACATTAGCGCTTAAGGCTAATCCTATACCTGCTCCAGAAGTAGTAAATGTAGGCGTATAAGACCCAATAACTCCACCCGCCAAAGGGGTTGTTAAATTAGTCAAAGTACCACCATTATTTAATAAGTTGGCCCCATATATAGTAGAATCATATACATATTGGCCCAATGCCCCTTGAGAATATCCCCATCTAACTAAACTTGGCGTAGCTAAATAAGATATATTTATATCACCTGGAGTAGTAATAGTATTAGGAAAGACAAATAATTGTCCTGACTCATATAAGTATATGGGGAATTTTTCAGTTGGTTGAGTTAACGGGGAAAGGAATAATTGTGTTACCTCATTTCTTTGAGAATATTGTCCTAATTGTACACCTTGATACATTACAGAACCTAATCTATAAAGATCAGTTACTACAGTGGTATCTATTGTAAAAGGATTAGTACCTGTTATAGCACCTGGTGTAGATGTATTATTTATGTATTTTTGAAAGAATTGTAATTTCTGTTCAATATTTTTTACACGATCTCCATATTCTGTATCATTATCAGGTAATCGATACTGTTGGTTTAAATCGCTTGCGTAACCTTCAAATATAGTTGATTGCACCTGGATAGCCGTTTTATTGAATTCATCAGGCGTCATATACCCTCTTTGCTGTTGGTTAAGGATTAATAAAACTGTTTTATAAACTATATCTACGTTTACTGCCATTATATTTTTATTATTTAATATAGAGGCGGACGGATCCGCCCCTTATATTATTATTGAAGTTGTTTTTCTATTGACTTATATACTTCTACACCATCATCTGTTTTAAACCATGCAGCAAGTGCTGTATAAGGATTTTCATCAAATGGTACTGTCATTAACTTTCTATCATTACTACCCCAATGGAATGTTCTTTGGTCTTGGGATAATCTAATTAACCCTTGAGACTCAGCTTTAATTCCAGCGTTTCTTAATCCTACATTTTCATCAGCCGCTAAGCTCAAAAATAATTGAGGATTTCTTTTAGCTAGTAACATTAGATCTCTTTTAACTTCTTTAGAAGATAAAGAATCTACTACATTTCCTTGTTCTACTCTTACAATAGCTTCAGCCTGATCTACATCCATAGTTCGTGCTGCAAGTAATGCTTCTAATTCATATTCTAGATCTACTAATTCATCCGATGCAATTTGTTTAGGTATATGTTCTATATACTTTCTATCTTTCATTGGATGATATAAAGACAATAACTTTTGTAAAGCAATATCTCTACTCGGAACATGTAATGAACCGTCTCTAAAAGTTATATGACCCATAGTAACTTCTCCTTTTTGTTCATCTACAAAAGGACTATTCATATTTGTAGCATATCTTAGTTCTCTTTGTTCTTTAGCTGATTCATCAAACCATAACAAAGGGTGTCTTCGAGTATGCTTACTTGGAATAGTAAATGTTAAAGGCTCTTTATCGCCTTTAAGTATATAAGTTCTATCTTTTATTTCCCAGTCATCTTTTTTAACTGGTTTTACTTTAATCGGTTGCGCTACATTTTCAATTACCTGTCCTTCTACGACTGGTAATTCTTCTATAGCAACCTCTTCTTTTTTTGTTTTTGCCATAATATAATATAATTAAATAGTTAAAAATAAAGGTATAGGGGCACCGAAGTGCCCGTTACCTTTACAATGATTATACTCCTTGGAATAATACAAAGTTGTTAGCAGCTTGAGTTACTAAACATCTTTCTGAAAGGAAATTAACTTCCATTGCATCAAGATCACTAGTATAAGCTCCACCTGCAGAACCTGTTAACCATGATTTCATTCTTCGGTCATCACCTTCAGAAGCTCTATATCTTACATGTAAGAAAGGTCTTCTAATGTTAGTACCAAGAATTTGATCATAGACAGTAGTTGTACCAGCAGGAACTAATACTCCTTCTATAGAAGCAGGCCCAGTCATAGCACCACGCGTTGAAGCGTCGTTAAGATATTTCCAGTCTGTTTTATAAAAGTCATAAGAACCTCTTCTGAAACCGCTAAAACCTAAGTTTAAGGCCATTTCTTCTGAGTTTTCAAATAGTCCATAAGCAGTACCACCTTGCGCACCTGAAGATACACTTGCAAGCATATCATCAAAATCCAAAGCAGTTTGTCTATCTAAGAATAACATGTTTTCTTCAATAGCTCCTTGAGTATCTAGGTTTCTAAGAATATCATCAAAGTCTCCAAGACCTGTAGCAGCACTAAAGCCAACCATTACATTACCTCTATTCTGAATAGCAGCAAAAAGTCCTTCAGAACCATTTGCTTCAGTTTGAGGAACGATTGGAGAAGCAGCAGCAACAAGCTCAGCTTCAACACACATCATTTCTAAATAATCTTCAAATCTAAGTCTTGTTTCAGACTCAGCTTTTAGATACCAAAGGTATCCAGAAGTTCCATCTTCCGTAGCAACTTCAACCCAACCTATTTGAGCCATATCAGAACCAGATACTGTGTATTTGCTTCTTACAATGATAGGATTGTTTTGGAATTGTGTGAAATTTGGATCAACACTTACGTAGGTAGTTCCAGCAATTAAAGCAGGACCAGCAGCTGCGTTAGGTGTTGTAGATCCTTTCAGATATTCAGAACCGTAAACAAATATTTTTACGTTTCCAACTAGACCTGCAGCAGCAATAGTAGCCGCTGTATAAGGATCAACGTTTATAGTAACCGCACCAGGTCCAATGTTAGATGAAACAACTAAACACTTTACTTCTGCACCGAAATCATCCATCACAACGATAGTAGATCTTGGAGATATAACGTTAGTTACACCAGCAGGTATAGTAATAGCGTTAGCCGCACCTACACCAGGAGCTGCAAACGTACAGTTATCATAAGCAATATGTAATCTATTTTGTTCTGACCAGATTACTTGGTCACTTGTCATTGGAAGCTCCGCACCTACCATTCTTAAGAATCCAGATAAAGTTCTATTACCGTATCTTTCAACCTCTTGTTCGTAGATTTCTGGTAAATATTGCTGAGCGAAAGTAACACCACCGCCGGCAAAATTTAAATAATTCGTAGCAAGTATTTGTTGTACCTGACTAGGGATTATCGTTCCAAATTGGGGATTTAAAGGCATAATTTTAAATTTTAATTGTTAAATGTTCGTTTAATTTTCAATTTAGATGAATCTGTTCCACTAATAGCTCTCACTTTTAATCCATCTATAAACACGTCCCCACCGGCAACTTGCCTTGGCGCATCTTTAGCTGGGTTCTTGGATTGCTTGACCATGTTTTTAACACCATCAGCTTTCCCTTGTTCATAAAAATGACTTGCTAATTTGTCAGCATTCATAGCAGCATATAAAGCTTTATGATAGCCTGCAGTATCATTAATATTTCCTTCTTTATCAACAAATTTGTTAATAAAATTATTAATATCAGATTGACTTTTAGCTATTTTTGAAGGATCTTGAACTTTATACCTAAATTTCTTTTCACCTACAGAGTAATCAAAACCTTTGAATTCTGTATCAAATAAATCTTTGGTCCGTTTTTGAAACGCTTCATGACTTTGCTTTATAGTTTCTTGCTGTTTATTGTAACGATTGAAAAAATCTGTAGCTTTTTGTTGTTCTTGTGTTATTCCGGGACGTTGTTTAATATCAGCATAATACTTATTTTTTAAACCTTCTAAATCCTTTTTCGCAAAAGCAACTTCTTCTTTATAAGCTAGTTTTTTTCTACGTATATCTCTTTGTTCGTCTACATCCTCATCTACTTGAAATTTATCTTCAATTAAAAAGCTAATTTCATCTTGTGATAAATGAGGTTTTGTTTGTTTATAATATTCATGTAATAAAGAATTATCATCTAATTTACTATAATCCCTATTGAGTTTAACATAATCCTCTACTGTTCCACCTGTTTCATCCATAAACTTTACAAGCTTATCAACATTTTGTGGTAGTTGTTGTGTTTCCACAACAGGTTCTTTAGTTATCTCTTGAATATCTTCAATTTTTTCTGAAGTAGTTTCTTCAATCTCTTCAATTATTTCTTCAATCGGAGTTTGCACCTCAACTTCTGCAACGGGCTCTTCCTTTGTATCGCTGACCCGTGTTCCTGTATCCACTTTCTCGCCATCTCCGGTTCGTTTATCCACATCCACTGTCTCTGTTTTTTGCTCTTGAACGGCATCTGTTTTTGGTTTTGTTAAATCTACTTTTATAGGAGGGGTAATTTTATTATTCCCTTCTAAAGATGTATCTACTTTAGATAAATCTACTTTTACTACTTCATTTTTTGACTTACTTCCTAAGTCTTTCATTTTTTTAGGTTTTGACTTTATTTTAAAGTCGCCTTCTTGTTTGACCTCTACGGCCGCTTTTTGTTCTGCCATAATAAAATATAATTAAATAATTAATAATTAAGCCATAGGAAACATTCCTGCTTGGCCTTTGTTTTCAAAATCTATAGGTAATAAATCATTATTTCTTTGATCTATCATTTCACTTTGTTGTGATCCTTGGATTTTAACTCTTTTGTCTTTTCTATCTTCTATATCTTTTTCTTTTTGTTGTTCTGCTTGCATTTTCATTTGCTCTAATTGCAATTGATAATTAAATTCTTCTGCCATTAATTGACGTTTAATTTCTGCTTCAGTTTGCATTCTTTGAATTTCAAATTGAGATTTACCTTGTTCAATTTGTAATTCTTTTTCAGCTAAAGCTTGTTGTTTTTGTAATTCTACTTCAGCCGCTTTTTCAGCTGCATCCGCATTTGCTTGTGCTGTTAATTGAATTTGACGTTCTTGAATTTGCTGATCACGCTGTTCTTTTTGTTTACGTTTTTGTTTTAGTAATTGATTAGCTAATTTTAAATTACGTATTTGTCTAATATCTATAGCATCCTCTAAATCAATACCACCCCCTGATAAAGCTACTTGAATATTTTGCTCTAATTGAGCTTTCTCTTCTTCATCAGGTTCTAAATCTAAAAATATGCCAAAATCATGTAAAGATAAATGATCAATTTCTCTTAATGTTTCTGTATCAAAAGTTGAAATACTTTCTTTTAATGCATTAGCTGTTAAAGGATACTCCAACATATCACCAATCTTTTTAGCAATATTTTCACAAGCTCTTAAAGTTAACCATAAACTTGCATTATTAACATGCTTAGTAGCTATATTAGATTGTTGTGCAGCAATTTTTTGTAACCCAACTAAAGTATCTCTATCTGGTAAACTACCATCTCTAGCTTCATTTAATCCGGTTACATCTCTTATCATTTGTAAATAATAATTATACGTTTGAATTAAACTTTGAATCTTAGCTTGACCAGAGTTAGTAGCTAATTCTTGTACAGGTATTTTCCCTCTATTTAATTCGCCATCTTGGGTTAAAGATCTCCCTACAACTGAACCAGTTTGGAAATACATATTTAATGCTTCTGCTGGATTATAGTTAGTTCCATTACCAAGATCAACCTCAGCTAATCCGTCCATATCTAAAAATACACCGTCAGGTACTATTCTAGCTATAACTTGTTGAAGTTTTAAATGTGTTAACTGAATCATATCAGCAAACCCAGTAATTCTACTTACAATAGAATCAATACGCCCTTTATATATTCTAGGAGCGCAAATAGCATAATTCATTTCTACTTTAGTAGTATCCGCAAAAGGGCGTGTCATATTTTCTGCCATTTCCCATTGCAACATTGTATTAGTTCCTAAAACTTTAACACCTTTATATAAAACCTCTATACTTCTACCTACTCTTTCAAAATTATCATTTTCTGGAGGATTAAATGTATCAGGTTTTTCTAATGCTTTTTGTAATCCATAAGGTGTTTCTTTTATTTTAAATACTTGGTCAGTATAAGTTTTATATTCAAAATATAATACTTGAACTGTATTTTCATCAAAAGCCCCCCATCCATAAATATAATTTCTATTCCCTTTATTTTGTTGAATTTTTTCTAATTCTTCATTTGGAATATTAGGAAATTGTTTTTTAAGTTCAGGAATAGTAACTCCTTTTACTTCACCTACATAATATATATCTTCAAAATTAGGATCTTCTGTATAAGAATATACCATATATGCAGGATCAACATAATCTACAGTAATACCATTAGCTAAATTAAAATTAGTTTTACATGCTGCAATTCCACAAGTTACTAAATCATAATTTATTCTACGCTTAATTAAATCAAACCTATTTTGATCTAATACATGATTAATAGCCTCTTCTTCTGCAATTTCAATAGCTTGTTTATAACTTAATTGCATATGAAGTTCTAATTCTTCTTTAGTAGTTGGTAATTCTTCTTGTGATATTGTAGTACGAGACAAATCAGAACCTAATTGTTCTGTAATTTGCTTCATAGTATCTTTAGCAAATATATCTTCAGCCAACATTTTTGCATAATTTGTTCTTTTAGTTAAAGATTCTGGGTCTTGAGCATATGCATTTATATCATAATCTTTAGCAGAAATTCCATTAGCTAATATATCTACAAATTTAGAAATTATAGGAA